GATGTACAGTTATACATTCTCATTTGATGTTTAAGTAATTGATCACCACCAAATTGTAAAGCTCGCTGGGCTCCTAATGCATATTTAAGTTTATATAAATGTTCTGCTTCATCAATTAACTGAGATAGTTCAGGAGTCATTTTTTTAGCATAATAATTTCTATGCATATCCATGACTCTGGAAACAGACTCTTCCCAAGTCTCATACTTTTCTTTTTCGTCATTCCACCTTGAATACCCTTCATAAAATTTAGTTTGTGACATTATATTTCTGGTATCCCAGTCTTTGTTATTTGGAACGACTTTAAGCATATGAACTCCTGCGCAGAACTGCGGTTATAATTAAATTGTTATTTTACGATATAGTATATAGGATTTTTAAAGTTTTATCAAGGGGCTTTTTCGTCATCTTTTAAATTATTTTCATAATATAATATGACATTATTTTGCTGTTCGATAAATCTTTTTACTTGCTCTAAATTTAAAGCAAGTGCTTCAAAGCTTTGAGCTGTTAAAGCATATAATACAAATTCGCCTTGTGTACCTTTGATACGTTCAATAACTTCTTCTAGATTAGATTCTGTTACTACAACAATATCAGCATCTTTCATAATAACAGGATCAGGCCTAGGAACAATCTGGATAGTAGGTTTTTCTAATTCAGGTGTTTCAACTATTGTAGGTACTGTTATTATTTCTTTTTCAGGGGTTCGACTGCACGCACTTATCACCAGTAGCGCAACTAATAGCACCGAAAAAGTTATCAACTTCTTCATTTATTTTATCCTCACTTGCCTTTGGGTCAGCAAGACTATTTTTAATTATATCTGTATTAGCTAACAGTTTTGCTATAGCTTTATTAGCTTCTTCAGATTTCTTTAAATTGTCGTTGAGTTCATTATTAAGTTCTTGTTGTTTAACTAACTCTGCTTTAAACTCTTCAATATCTTTTGTAACTTTATTTCTATATTGTTCAAATTCAGCTGCAGTTTGTTTCTGTGCTGTTTCTAACTTAGCATTATTAGCGGTTAATATACCGATACGAGTTTGTGTAGTCACATAATAATTATAGGCAAACCAACCAACGCCGCCTACAATACCCATAATAATAATAGTCAAATATATTTTAGCCATGGTTAACTGAATTTAAACTTTTTTTTTAATCTTGGGGGTTTCTTTTTACTTACTCTTCTATCCGTAACATCTATAGGTAATCCTAATTTACGTCTAAGGATATGCATAGGTAATCTACTTGGGCCCATGTTTTTTGTATCTTGTGGTATACCAGCATCGGCTGCTGTCATAGCTTCTTCATTGGTTTTTTTACCAGATACATATTTTTTAAATTTCTTATAAGTAGTCTTTGCCGCCTTGCCTACTTGTTTTGCTTTGTTCATTGCCATTGAAGGCAATTGAGCATATGTCTGCGGGCTTATTCTACTTGCTGTTGCTGCCGCTGTTGCTAAATAAGGAACTAAAGGAGCTAGAGCTATTGCTTCTTCTTGTTGACCCCAAGTGCCTGTTTTCTTGGCAGCCATATTCAAACCTTTATCACGTTTTTTCATTACTTTTTGTTGGTCTGATAATTTAGAATCTTTATATTTTTTACCTAAACCAGAAGTACTACTTATTCTACCATATCTTTGATTAGCTACATAATTACTTTGCGCAGCAGCTTTCTTATATCTATTCATTAAAGCAGGACTTAGGCCAGTGCCCTTGTCCTGCTTCTCCAGAAAATTAATCATGTTCTTGGATAAAGTCATTAATTAAATCATGCGCCTTTCCTATGCCATATAGCCCATAAGACCCATATAGCAATTAAACCCATGATACCTTGTGATCCTAGACTAGCTAGCATCTCGGATACGTTATCAACTATACTTAGATTCGCTGGCATAAAAGGCATATTACCTAATCCCAACACTTCAAGTATAATTGCTAGAGCTGCAACACTCACACCGACATCAGCCAGTGCAGAGGCCCATCCTCTAATTGTATTTAATACTTCCATTTATTACTCCTTCTAATACTTAACGTATCTATTATTTATTCATCTTCAGGTTTAGCTTTATCTGAATGCACCTTTTGAAGCATTTTAATAACTTTAGGAATATCTTTTACAGGGAATTGACAATAAGCACCTTTTTGTTTTAAAAGATCCATATTAGATTTACCTTGACCATTTAGGCCGGTCATCTGGACACCAGTCCCCATTTGTTTATCACCAGCAAATCTATTTACAGCAACCCAACGTGTTTGGCCAAATTCAGTTGACTCATTTAAATCTACATCTTCTGATACTTTTGAAGCCACTTTAGAACTTCTTATAGCTTTCGCTGTATGATCATGAGCAGCGTTTCCTGCATCCATAGCACGTTCATCATGTTTTGTAAATTTTTGATCGCCATAGGTTTTTCCAGAAGAAGGTATTTTTTTATAAGCTTTATGAGCATCCTGATGTGCATTAGCTGCAGCTGCATGTGCGTTGGCAGCTTTATCCTGCCCCTTTTTTTGACACTCTGTTGCACAATTATTATGGAGGTCCATCATTTTTTTATGATGATTTGCTCCTTCATGTTCAGCATATTCTTCTTCGTCTTCTGTAGTATTTCGAATCTTATGCTTCTTGGTTAGAGCTTCAAGACTTTCAACCATATAAGATTCTCTAGATAATCTAGCTTTTATATCTTGTAATTTTTTAGGTGCTTCTTTTGGTCTGTTTTGAGAAGCTTTAGTAGGTCTTTTAAACCCATGTTTTTTAAAGATACCATCAAGTGTGCCTTTATGTTTATCATAAGCATCTTGAGCATTTTTTAAATGTTCATCATCCGTAGATTCATTTTGTCTTTTTAAAACTGCTGCTACCTGAGGATGTTTATGAATATCTTTAGAAAGTTTATTCATAGCATTCACTGCTCCAGTCATATTACCTTGTTTATATCTAGGGTCTGATGCGATTCCAATAGCTTGTTTAACATGCTTCGGATCATGTGTTGCTTCTTTCATCTTACCGCTATTATAATCATCTAGGTGTTTTGAAGCCTTTGCAACTCCTGAATATCTATTATCAACTTTTTTAATTGGAAGCTTTTTATGAAGCCTGGCATCAGAAGCTTTGGCTGCATAACTACTTAATGTATCTCTTGAAAGTCCTGTTGCTTCGTCTTTTTGTTTCCAAGACTCTCCGTCTTTTTTCATTGTATATCGTGATCCTCCAGGACCTGGTAATGTCACAGTTTTCTTAGCGGAAGATGCTGCTTTCTGTAACGCCCGTTGCTTATCCTTGGGAAGATCTTTAACGTCTTCTACATAAGATTTAAACTGTTTCATCTTGCTAATTCTCCTACAGTAACATAAACAGGTTGATTTGTTTTTATATGTGTTGCTTTATATATATTTAACCCAAAAACATCGTTTATTGGAAAACAATCTTCATCGATTCGAACTCTATCTCTTGGTCTTACGATTTCATCTAATGTTGAATTCAATAGTTTACTTTCTAATACTTTATATGTTCCTGGTGCTAATTTATCATTCTCTAATATAAACCAACTAGACTTTTCTTCTAAAAAATCTAATGGATCTATTCCTAATTCTGACATACCTTGTTTAATCTTTGTATCCGATATGCCAAATTGTTCTTTTAAAAGATATAGGGCTGCTGCATAAGAAGCTAGTTTAGAACCACCGCCTGGTGCTTTAGCCATTATCTTTTTTATATTAAATACTAATCTATGAAACGGAGTATAATAATTTGAATAATCGTCCCTATTATCCATAGTATCTAATTTAAATTCTTTTCTTCTTTTTCCGTCTTTATCAATTATACCTTTTTTAAAAGCTTCAGTATCTTCAAATGATGTAGTAAGCAAACGAAGAAATCTAAAAGTATATACTAGGTCACCTGCTCGTTTTAATATGCCCATTTATATTTTCCTTAGCCTACTTACAATTTCTTTATCCATTTCTATATTTGTATACTCATCATTTTTTATATAATTTAAATAAATTAAAAACGGTTTTAAAATATACCAATACTTATTATCAATATGAAACTCTAGCATTTTTAAACTAGGTTTAATACCAAACACATTAAAGATTACTATTAAATGATTCAATACTAATCTTTCAGATAATTCATTAGACTTATCGTATCTATTGAATAACCTTTTTAAATACATAAACCTTTTAATATCATTATAAAATTCATCTGCATCTGCACAATTAGGTTTATAATAGTTTTTCGCAGCGTATAATAATATATTTTTATTATCTAAAGTTTCAAATAATTGCATTGGTCATCCTAAAGTAACTTGTATTTTACTTTATTTAGATGCCTACCTTTTTAATCTTTTTCAATTCTGTAATTAAATCTGCCTTTCTTTTTCGCCTATCTAATTCAACACCATGTTCTCTGCCTAAAAGTTCAAGTTCTACTTTAGACATTGATTGCAATTCATCCATAGTAACCTCTGGATCAGTATCAATCTCTTCTAAATCTGTATATCCTGCCTGTAAAGCGTCCTCTTCGGCAGCAGGTTCATCAATCTCTGCAACAAAAGCTTCAGATGCTACTGGTTGAGGACTTATCTCATGCATAGGTACTGGTTTAGGTTTAGGTGCAGCTTTTTTGATTTCTGGTATAGATGGAACACCGTGCCATGCATCTATATCAGCTTGTGAATGTCTAGCGGAAACAAGAAGTTCATTTGTATTTGGATCTTCCCATCCCCGTGGTGTTGGTATTGCGCCAGAACACCAACCGGGAGCTTTAAGTGCCATAATTAATTTCCTTTCGCAGGAGTTGCAGATGGGATAATATTATTATCACCCTTGGCATTATCGCCAGGTCTCAAAGGAGCTTTTTTAGATGGATCTTTAATCTTTTCAGATTCAGGATTATCAACTATATCAGGATTACCTGCTTTCATATCCTTTCGCATATCCATTGCGCCTTTATTATTCTTTTCTTTTTCATCCCATTTTTCTTTAGGGGCACCTTCTCCGCCATGTCTCTTTTCAAGAATCTTAGCATAAACCGGTGCTATAATTGATTCTGCAGCGGCTCTTCTACCGGCGGCTGCTTTAGCATCAAATTTAGCTTTACCCATTCGCTTACGACCGGCTGCTGCTGCGATAGCGCCTGCTTTCTCATAAGAGGTTCCAGCAGATTTAGCTATTTTTTTCACAAAGATAGATTTACCTTGTGCATCCTTTGGACCTTCTTGAACGATTTCTTCATTATTGCTACCAAATTTCTTTTTCATTCGATCGCGCCAAGCTTGAGCTTTAGGTGGAACTCTTTCACCATCTTTCCTTGGTTTTGAGTGATCTCTTGATTTTTTAAGGTTTTCATCATCCTTATACCTAGGATCATTATCAGATACTGGAGTAGCTGCTTCCATAGTCTCATTAGATGCTGCTTTAGAATCCTTACCTTTATTCATTTTAGGATTCATACCAACTTCATCTTTACCCATAGCTTTAGAAATAGCTTTTCTACGCTTATGAAGATATTTGTCAGATGAATCCGCATCACCATCGTTATCAATATCCTTATCTTTACGATCTGAATGAGTTCCTTTTAACTCTTTCTTATCGACAGGATCCATTTTCTTTTCGTTGACTAGTTTATAAGCGTCAGCCAACTTACGCATTATTTCTATGCTCATGTTTATCTCCTTATTTTTACATCCAAAGTTGGGCTGCGTACGCTGTACAAGCAGCTATTATAGCTACCCAAAACAACTTGTTGATTACGCCAACTGTCTGAGCGTTGGTGGTTACTTTATGTTCAATATCGTCTAGCTTTTGACTAAAACGATTCATTCTATCATATTGAGAATTATATTTCTCTTCCATCATATGTAATTTTTCTTCTGCCCTAGCGATACTAACCATGGCGTCAGTTAACTTATCGATTTTTTGTTCGATCTTATCTAAACGTTTTTCCATCGTCATCTTTACGCCTACTCTTACTTTTTGTTCTAACTCGGGCACTTGTTAATATACCTCTATATTTATGGTTTCGGGGCATTCCTAATATCAGATATCTTAGCGCGCATTTTCATCTTATGATGTTTCTGAGCATCGCGCTGCTTTTCTTTATTAATCATAGCTTTTACTCTTTCAAACTTATCAACTGCTTCATTTTGAGTCTCTCTTGAAAGAATACTAACAGCATGAGTATGCATGGGGTGCTTTGGGTTTTTAGCTATAGTCTGTAATTTTTTACGACTTATTGTAGCAGGTGTTTCCATTAAAGTGCTCCCCTTATTAAATTCGTATATTTTGTTTGTTCTACTTGACGGGTTTTTACTAAACGTTTTCTCATAATTTTAGAGGCTTTTTCTAATCCTTTCTCTCCGGGTGTTATACATTTTGCTTTGGCTGTTGCCTCCGGTGTTCCCCATTCAGGCTGTTTACTTTCTACAGCCTTCTTGGCTACCGAGGTGGCAATAGCCATTTTTTTGTCCATAGGCATTTGTGGATTGTCTCTTTGAATGGCTTTTGCAACTTCTTCCCTTTTTTTCTTTTCGTTAGGCGTTAGTTTTTTCTCCTCAATCTTTTCAACGGCTTCTAACCATTGTCTTGATTTTTTATTAGCCGTTTCAATAATAACATAATTTGAACCGAGAACAGATATAGTACCGACCTCATCAGTCTTTTTAACTATTACTTGTTCACCAATTTCAAATAAGTTACCTTTTATAAAAGCTTCCCTTCGATCTGATACTTTATTTAATTGTACATGATGTTTAAAGTCAGCTTGTTCTTTTAATCCCATACCTTTCCGAACAGCATTAAATAATTGTTTAGCATTAATATTAGACACAGCTTTAGGTAAACCCTGTGCAAAGGATGTAAAATTATTATCTTTAGCTGATTGTCTTTGTTTTGTGGCTGATGCTCCTCCTGCGCCTTCGGCATCAGGATCTCTTTCACCAGCTGATATGGCCATTATTTTTTCGAAATTATAAAAACCATGTCTTGATTTTTTTCCATTATATTTGTTCATTAATATATCAAATTCATTAACTCTATCTGAGCCAACTATCATAGTGACTCTTTTAAATCCTTCATCATATAAAGATGTTAATGCTTCTATAGCTGTTTTTACTTTTGGATTAGCCATAACAGACCGAGCATGCTTTGGAAACATTTTCCTAACATGCTTGATCTTATCTTTATAGTGTAGAGGGTTTTTATTTTTATCTTGAGATTGTGAAAGATAAATTCTGTAAGGATTACGGCCTGATTTCTTGGATAAGGTATCCAACAATTTTTCATGACCAATAGTAGGAGGATTCATACGACCGAATGTAAAAAATACGGTCTTTTCCTCTTCAACAAGAAATTGACTAAATCTGTTTATCATATAACACTTCCCGCTTATTTACGTCTTGCTAAGGCTGCTTTTCTTATGGCTGGCTGCATCTTTTTAGCGAGTCGGGTTACTCTAGGAGCCATCTTATCTAGACGCTTTTCTATTTCGGCCTTACGTGCGGGAGTGAGATCTGCTTTATTAATTCCTTTAGATATTTTCTTTGCAATTGCATTTCGTGCCGCTTTTCGAGCTCGTCTTGCTACTACTTTAGCATTAGGAGCTTTAACAGCTGCCTTTTTTCTACCTACAGCTAGACGTGCCTTATACTTTTTCATAACACGTGACTTAGCCCTTCTTTGGGCCATAGTTAAAGCCTCGTTTACAGGTTCGCATTCACACGGATCACATTTACATGGATCACAATTGCATTTTGCTTCAACAATAAAGTTTTTAAATTTTACTTCCATTTAATTTCTTCCCGGTTTGTCCCATCCCTTTAAGATATCTGGTGAAAAGTTGTTATATGAAAACTCCATACGATCAACGATTTTCACTGCATCACCACCAAGTTTATCAATTGCAACGAAGCCTTCAGCTCCAGTTACTTTAAATCCATTACGAGTCTTAACAAAAGTTTTGACATTGTTTATTTTATTGAGAGTATTTATAAGTTTTAATTTCGCAAGCACAATAACTTTTTGAAGATCAAACATATACTTTAAAGACACTTTATTTTTTTGAGAAAAGAAATTCATTATAACATCTTGTTTTACTTTTTTATTACTTTTTCCTCGTTCTGTTTTAAGCTTATCAAGTTCTGTTTTGTGTTTGTTTTGAATCCACCTAATGAGGCCAGATACATGTCTTCCTGTATCTCCAATGACTTGGCCTTTTCTGACGAAGGTGTTATTGTATGTTTCAATAAGCCTCTGTAACTCTTCCTCTCGTTCAAGTTGTCGTAAGGTTGATCCTGCGATCTTATTGAACAAAAACCCAGCTTCTGAAAGATATTCATTGACAATCTCCGTATCTTTTTTTGTCATAGTAACTTTAGTTAAATCACGAAGCATAGCATCTTGCATCCAAACAGCTTTGGATTTCTTTAATGAATTTACATTTACTCCATATGAGGCTCTCATACCCTCAAATGTATTACCATGATAAGTAGTATGCCATACTATTCCTATTTTAGAAGCTTTTATCATTCTTGCTGCTTCACTTTTTACTGGAACAGCATATACAATTGTATTAGGATGAAAAGTTAAATATTTTTCTCCTTTTATTACTTCTGTTTTAAGGTCTCCTGGACCATATAAAAAATCTCCTTGTATAACATCTTTAATACCTAAAGCAGGCAAGTATCGCAATGCTGCTTTTAACTTAGTATTGAGATCACCAGAAGTATCATTATCAATGTCGCTATTGGTTTTATAGACTTTTGGGTTAGTATTGAATATCCCTTTTTTTGCAACAAAGAATTTATTATCAGTAGGATCATTCCCGCAAAAAATAGCAGGGGCGCCATCCCACTTAACTGAAACAGCTCCATCGTGGACTCCTCTTAACATGTCTCTTAGTTCACGCAAAGCTAAAATTGCTTGACGTGTTCCTTTGACTCCACCATAGATAACTTTATCTTCTATGTGGGTCATATGTGTATTTTTTTGTTCAGTTATAA